TTTAGTTAAATTTTCTTGTTTTTATTTTTAATTTTGATGAGTCTAATCCGCTAATCGATTTTACTTTTAAACCATTTACAAAAACATTTCCATCGGCAACTTGCCTAGGTCCTTCTTGTGATGGGTTCTTAGAACCTTTAATGATGTCTTTTACACCATCAGCTTTTCCTTGTTCGTAAAAATGATGAGCTATCTTATCCGCATTCATTGCAGCATACATCGCTTTGTGATATCCAGCAGGGTCTGTTAAACTACCATTTTCGTCAGTATACTTACCAACAAAGTTTTTAACATCCGACTGTGTTTCACCTACTTTACCTGGATCCTTAACACCATACCTAAATTTCTTTTCTCCAACATTGAAATCAAAACCTTTGAATTCTTGACTGAATAGTTTTTTAGTACGGTCTCTAAAATCACCATGTAATTTTGTAGCAGCTTCCTGTGTCTGCTTGTATTGGTCGTAAAAACTTACGGCTTCTTGCTGTTCTTTAGTAACGCCCGGTCTCAACTTGATCTCGTCGTAATATTTACTTTTCGAACTTTCTAAAAAGCTTTTAGCATTTGCAACTTCTTCCTTAAACGCAAGTTTCTTCTTACGTATTTCTCTAGGTTCGTCCAAATCTTCATCAAATTCAAAATTGTCTTCCATTAGGAAAGCAATTTCTTCTTGATCTAGATGTGGTTTTGCCTTTGTATAGTATTCTTTAAGTACGTCTTTTGGACTGTAATTAGTATAATCTTTATTAAGTGCCACGTAGTCTTGTACAGAACCACCTGTTTCCTCCATAAAAGAAACTAATTTCTCTATGTTTTCTGGTAAAGCTTTTCCAAGAACTTTTTCGTCTCTTATAGCTTCTTTAATCTCGTTAGCAACTTGTTTTACTTCTTCTTGTGTTATTTCTTGGATGGGAGAATCTTCTTCAATAACTGGTTCTGCATCGGGTACTTTTCCGTCCACTCCTTCGCTATCTCCGGTTCGTTCTTCCACATCCACCTTCTTTGTTTCTCCGATTTGAATGGCATCGTCGTCTGTTTTAAAAGTTTCGTTAGGTATTGTTACCTTGTGATGACTTGATGCAATCTCTCCGGTTGCCTCAGGTTTTGTTAAATCTACCTTAGTAACTTCATTGCTGCTTGCAGCGGCTAAGTTTTTAGGTTTCTTTTTCTTCATTTTAAACTCACCCTCTTGTTTGACAGGTGCGTCTGTTTTTGTTTGTTCTGACATGATAAAATATTATATAATTATTATTAAATAGTAGGCGCCATCATGTTTTGTAAACCGAATGTACCTAATTGTGATGTTTCCCCTCCTTCGAAGTCAACTGGAGCAGCATCGTTTTGTCGTTGATTTATTAATTGACTCTGTTGAGTTCCTTGTAGTTTTACTCTCTTATCTTTTCTATCTTCTATCTCCTTCTCCTTACCACCTTCTTGCTGCATTTTTATCTGAGCTAGTTGTATTTGGTATTCAAACTCTTGAGCCATCAGCTGTTGTTTGATTTGTAACTCTGTCTGCATTCTCTGTATTTCGAACTGAGACTTAGCTTGTTCAACTTGAACTTTACTAGAAGTCATAGCTTGATCTTTCTGCACTTCTGCCATTGCTGCAGCTTCAGAAGCTTGAGCTTGTGCTTGACCTTGCGCAGCAATCATCTGTTGTTGCTTAGCTTGTTCAGCCTCCATTTTCTTAGTACGCTTCTGCTTAAGTAATTGGTTAGCTAATTTAAGATTTTTAACTTGTCGTAAATCTATAGCATCTTCTAAATCTATTCCACCACTCTGTAAAGCTATTTGTATGTTTTGTTCTAACTGGGCTTGCTCTTCCTCTTCTGGTTCTAATTCTAAGAATATACCAAAATCATGTAAGTTTAAATTAGAAACTTCACCTAGTGTTTCCGCATTGAATAAAGATATACTTTCAATTAAAGCGTTACGTGTTAATGGGAAAGATAAAACATCAGCTAATTTTAATGAGACATTCTCACATATCCTAAGAGCTAAATAAAGGCTAGCTTGATTGATATGTTTAGTTGCTATATTAGATTGATTAGCGGCCATCTTAGCTATGCCTACCAACGCATCTTTATCTTGCATACTACCGTCTCTAGCTTCATTAAGACCCGTCACGTCTCTAATCATTTGTAAGTAGTAGTTATAAGTCATTATAAGACTTTGTAGCTTAGCACCTGAAGCAGAAGATGATAATTCTTGGATAGGGACTTTACCTCTATTCATTTCCCCATCTTGCGTTAAAGATCTACCAACAATAGAACCTGTTTGGAAATACATATTAAGTGCTTCCGCTGGATTGTAGTTTGTACCGTTACCTAAATCGACTTCGGCTAAACCATCCATGTCTAAAAATACACCGTCTGGTACCATTCTAGATAGTACTTGCTGCATCTTTAAATGAGTTAATTGAATCATATCAGCAAAACCAGTGATTTTACTAACTAAAGATTCAATCCTACCCTTATACATTCTTGGAGCACAAATAGCATAGTTCATTTCTACCCTAGTAGAATCAGACATAGGCCTAGTCATGTTCTCAGCTAACTCCCATTTTAACATAGTGTTAGTACCTAGAACCTTAACCCCAGTGTATAAAACCTCTATCGTTCTAGAAACCTTGTCATAAGTATCAGCTTCAGGTGGGTTGAATTCATCTGTTTTTTGTATTACTTTCTCCAAACCATTATCAGTATATTTCAACTTAAAAACCTGGTTCATGTATGTTTTATATTCAAAATACATAACCTGCACTGTATTAGCGTCATAGTTGTTATAACCTGTTATGTATTGTCTGTTTCCAGGCATTTTCTGAATTCTCTCTAACTCCTCTTCAGATATATTTGGAAATTGTTTTTTTAATTCTGGTATTGTGATAGCTTTAACTTCACCAACGTAATATACATCTTCAAAATTTGGATCTTCTGTATATGAATATATAAGATTAGCAGGATCTACATAATCTACAACTATACCATTAGATTTATTAAACGTCGTTTTAGAAGCAGCTATCCCGCATACTACTAAATCTTCATTCACTCTTCGCTTAGTTAGCTCCCATCTATTTTTAGCTAAAGTAGTAGTTATAGCCTCTTCCTCGGCGATCTCAATAGATTGCTTGTAAGTTAGTTGCATATGTAATTCTAACTCCTCTTTAGTTCTTGGAAGATCTGCTGTAGGTATATTAGACTGTGACATATCTAAACCTAAATTCGTTTTTGCTAGTTGAATTTGTTCTTGTGCAAACATGTCCATAGCTATAGCTTCCGCGTAATTGGTTCTTTTCTTTACAGACTCTGGATCTTGGGAATAAGCTTTAATATCATATTCCTTTTGTGATATACCATTCACAACTATATTTACAAATTTAGATATAACCGGTACTGGTTTCCAGTCTAAATTCAAATAAGACAAATCACCATTTATAGATAATTCATCTTTGTATTTTTGGGTTGATTGCTCACCTCTAGCATATAACCTTAAGTTATGGAAATTGTTCCAACTAGTAAGATATCTATTACCATTAGTTCTTCCTTGATTAAACCACTCCGTTTCAATAGCTGATGCCACTTGTTCCCCGTATTCCCACGAAGCTTTTTCCCCGTCTGGTACTACCTGGCTTGGAAAGGCGCTATTTGAATTAGTATTTATCTTCATTTATTCAATTATTTTTGATAATGTACCTTTGTTATTATATTTCTTAAAACCTAAACTATACTTCTCTCTTTGAACTATAGGATTTGGTCTGTACTTGTTTTTGTTGCAGGCCATAATTGCTAGACCTGAACTAATAGAAGCATCATGAGATGTTCTATTGTTAATATTGAATTTTGCCCAATCTTCTAAGGTTCTTTGGAAATACATATCTCCATAATTCCCATCATCTTTCAAACCTAAATATTCTTCTATATAAGATTCAATAGCTGCAGCATGAGCTTGCTTTATATCTTCACTGGAATTTGGTATTCCACCAATCTCTCTTTCAGTTGTAGATAATTTATTATATTTCTTATCAGGTCTATTCATTGAATACCCTCTATAACCTCTTCTTTTAAAATAATATAATAGTCTTGGCTTATTGTTCTCAGCTAATATTGGCATTCCGTAAAATACACAAGCCATTAAAACGTCTTCAAAGAACATCTCAGCTGTCTGAGGTCTAGCTATATATTCAAGGAAAAAATGATTTGGCGGTACGTTCTCCATAGAGAATTTTGACAAACCTGTCAAAGCTCCATTAGAGCCTCTACCATCAACTGTACCTGAAATATCATAACTATCACAACCAAATGCTCCAGTGTGCTCATTTCCAGGCCATTTCAACCCGTTTTTTATTACAACGTTATTCTGCATTTCTACAGGCGGTGTCCATGAAACAAAGAATCTACCTTGTTTGCTAGGCATAAATATAACTTTAGTATCTTTAACACCATTCTCCCAGTGAAAACCTCCTTGTGTTACTATCCCGCTATTCTTTAAATCTGCGTTCCAATCTATTTGTTGGTAGATCTTAGTCAGGTTAAATAAAGATGATTTTGCTTCATCTCTAAAAGCATGTTCTTCTGTTCTTGGGAATTGACGGTAGAATTCGTTTAAGCCATCTTGATCTTCTTTTAAACCATCAACTTCATTCTGCCAGTACTCAATTACCCCTATCTTAATTTTTGATCCTTGAGGATCTTCGACGGGTTCTTTTGGTGTATCGAATACAGGTATCCCATAAGCATCAATGTATCCTTCGTAATTCCATTCCATAGGTATGAACAAACTATATAGTCCTGAGCGAGTCTGTCCATTGGAGTTTCTGTTTTCGACGTTTGAGTCATTGTATAATTTTTTAAAATTACTACCTCCTTTATCTAAAGCATTTGAGGTACTACCCATCATACACTTACCAATAATCTTACTACCTAATCTTAACGTCGTTTTTGTGACCCTCCAGTTGTTGAGGATGTTGTTCGGCCTTTCCCACTTACCCGATTCGTCGTGGACGAGTAGTTTAAGTTTCTCCCCATCGTACGAGTTGTCCCCGGTGTTCTTCCAGTCAATCGTCGTGTCAAGACCTGTGATCTCTTTAAGCGTTTCGTTGGAATCAAGTTTTCTCCTTGTAAATTTAGATGCGGGTACACGATAGGCAAGCTCTGTCTTCGGCCTGTCCATCCCGTCTTGTATCGGCGAGAAAAAGAATGGATAGTTAACGGATATGGGTACAACCTTATCGGTAAACATCTTCTTAGCGTCGGGCCCAGATTTGGACAATATCCCAAAACGTGAGTCGGTTGATATGGTCGCCATGTCCACGCATACTCCGGATGCCATGAACGAAAAACCAGAACGTCTATTCTTGAGATAGCACATACCATAGCATCTGACATCTGCCAAGACTGCAGCCCAGAATATGAAAAAGACTCTGTTGGCTTCTCTAAAATCTGGCTTCCCAACATCAATTTTGGACCACTGCAAGTACATGTAGTGAGGACCAGTAATATAAGTAGGCTTGCCTTTGTTAGCAAACCAAAAACCTTTGTCCCTATGTTCAAATTCTTTGTCGATATAGTCATACCATTTTTCTTTAAACTCTCCTGGGTATTCCTCCCAATCAAATATTGTTTTTATCTTAC